GGTCTTTCACTTCCTGCACAGATGCAGTTTCCTGCCGTTCTACCGCCTGTACAGCGTTGTCTTTCGCAGTCGCAACCGCCTGTGTGGCTTCTGTGGTTTTTTCTTCCACATGGGCATCAAATCCATTTACCTGCGTCCTTACATTGTTCTCCGCCTGTCTTGCGCTTTCTTCTGCTTTTTTTGCCTCTCTAGCACTTCCGGCAGCACTATCTTTACTGTTCTCTGCCTGTCTAGCACTTTCTTCTGCTTGTTCTTTTAACTGTCTTGCATTTGTTTCCATTTGTGTCACAGACTGTTTGTCTTCCGCTACTTTTGCGGCGTCCTGCTCCACTTCTCTTGCCAGACGCACTACTTTGCCATACGCATCCGTATACTCCGGTGTCATATTTCCCGGGATAGCCACGCACTGCCAATGTTCTGTGTTTTTACCAGCCTCCGGCGCTATCCCTGTAATTGTCTGCCCTAATTCTGCAATACAAAGATAAGAGCCTCCCTGCATAGAGACAAGGTCTAAATATTCATATTTGGCAGCGTTATCATATTCTCCTCTCGGGTTCGGAGAAACATTCCCCAAATCAGTTTCCGTATAATGATTTTCTGTCTGCATTTTTTCACCTCCTAAAAATTAAGCCGGTAAAGAAGCCGGCTTCCGACACGGACAAAGCGCACCTTGTCAATTTCTTCGTCAGAGTACATTTTCAAACGTCCGTTTACAACTTTAAAAGCTGCAAAATAAACGTTTCCGGTATCTCCCTTTAACTCTGCTTCTTTATCTTTTACATAAGTGTCAATTTCATTTTTAGCATCTTCTACTTGTCCCGGAATTTCTTTTACCGTCTTTTTCGCTTCCTCTGCATAATACTTCGCATTATCCTCGGCTCTTTCCGGTAAATCTTCCCTTCCGTGTGCGTAGCCCTCCGCCTGTTTCTGGTGCTCTGCTGTTTTTTCCACTGCTCCATTTACAAGCTCTACAACCTCATGGAAAATGTTTGGATTATCGTTCCATCCACAGATTTTCGGTCTTGCTTTTACATGGATTGCAATCTTCTTTTCTGTCTGCCCCGCTTCTTTTCCTGCCAGATAAAGAAAGGCGTAGATAATGTAATTTTGTACAGTGCCTTCGTTTTCCAGCATGCAGTCCGGTATAATTACATCTGTTTTCCCTTCCTGTGTAGTTCCTATACGTACTAGAGACTCTCCACACGTTTCCTGTAAAGAAAAATGCACTTCTACAACCGGCGGAAGCTGTAAGCCTTCTATCCGGAGTATCTGCCCATAATCCCACTGCCATACCCCGTAGACGCTTGTAAAGCTATCATTGTCAAAGGTAGCTGTTGCAATATTCATGTTTCCTCCTGTTCCGCTAAAATCTTAGCTACTTCCTGTTTTAAAGACTCCTGAATTTCTCCCAGTCTTAAATGTCCCATTTTAATCCGCATTGCCAAAAATCTTGCCATAATTTACACCTCCTGTTTTAAAATTACTTCCTGTAAAGCTGTTTCTGTTACATCTGCACGTTTAGACAGCGCTTCAATCTGTTTTTCTGTTTCTGTTTTTTCTCTTAAAGAAATAGTTGCCAGCACTTTTCCCTCTGTCTGGTCTACGCTTGTAAAAAGCGGACCGGTAAGTTTTAAATCTGTATAAGTACCTATTACCTGTTCTTCCTGTTTAAACTGCACACTATCCAAGTTTCCAGCTTTCGTAAGCGCCTGCGCTGCTGTTCCAATGGCATTAAAATCATTTACTGCAAGGGTGGCACTGCCAATGCTTGCCCCTGCTAAAATTTCCAGCTCTGTCTTATCTTTTACTACAATTTTCTGTATAATTTTCTCCTTTTCCTAATTAAGTTAATTTAACAATCTGTAAATATCCGCCACCTTCACAAATAGTTTGAATATCCTCAGAACTCTTTGCAATTTGGGCGGAAATCCAATCGCCTATGCTCATCGTCAGGAGGACACAGCACTGTATCGTAGTATATCCATTTGCAACAGTTATCATGGAATGTGCTTCTGCTCCATTTTTTAAAATCTTCATCCACATATTGTCATAATTGCTTGCCTTAACCGTAATTGAAGCTGTAATAAAATATACACCACCTTCTTTTACAGTAATTTTGCTATTTCCAGAAGATGCAGAAAAATAATCATCTGAAAAGCTCCTTGTATTTCCAATATCCTGATATTCTGTTGTCAGGTTCCAGTTTCCTTTGTATTCTCCTGTATAAGCAGTTGCTCCGGTTCTGTTAAAATGGTTCTGCACTCTATTTTCAATGGCAGATAATCTGTCTCCAATTATTTTTCCCATAATTGCATCCAGTGCATAGCCTTCTTCTGCGGCTGTAAGGGTTTTCACCGGATTTGCAAAGGAATGTTTCTTAAATTCCTTAACCTCCACCAGCATATCAATTCCTTCTATTGCTGTTCCGTTTAAACGTACCCTGCAAAACGGCTTTTCGGAATAGATTGTTCCGGTACGGATATCCACATCATTTACAGCTGGGTCTTTCGGCGCTGTGCTGCTGGGAGTACCGGGCAGCACTTTAAGCGCTACGCTTTCCACACCGCTTTCATTCTCTTTTTTATATTCTACAACAACAATGTCATGTCGCTTCATGCCCTGCGTCCCGGAGGTTAAGTTTACAGTTTCATTTTTTCCGTAGCCAATATAAACTTCTCTTCCATCAAATACCGCTACCCCGTCTTTTACAGTAATCCGGTTTGCTGTCTGGATTTCTACCGCCATCTTGCTTCCTACCGGAAGAATAGCAGCATTTCCAAAAATCCCACGGTTAAAATCTGCTATCTGCTCCGCTGTAACATGATTTTTACCCTGAAACCCTGTAACTAATTCCATTTAATCCTCTCCTTTCACTTTATATTCCACGGAGATGTCCCCGTCCTTCATCCTTACAATCTTGCCTGTAATCGGTTTCTGCAAGTAAAATCCAGTATCGTAATCCCTGCCTGCAATGGTATCTCCTATCTGTGCTTCTAAATCCTGTACATCCATTTCCATTTTCCGGTAGTCCATCAGCTCTTTTAAGCGTTCTTTTCCACCTTTAATAAGTTCCTCTACACTTTCTATATTGTTGTAGTCGTAGACGGCTGTACGCTCTTTTAAACCTGTGTAATAAGGCTTATCCTGTGCGACACTGCCGTCTTCCTGCACGTAAAGGTGTACTACCTGCCTGTCTTTTAATTCGCCTTTTCCGAGACAGATTAGGTGGTTAATCCCACGTTTATAATCCTTAAAATGCACAGCCACCTGTGAGTCCTGGGAATACTCAATTTCTGCAGATAAGTTGCTTTTAGGCACAGCGGAAAGGACAACAAAAAAAGGCTCGTTTGAACCTCCTTGCTTAATCTCTATATTCAATCTTGCGCCCTTTGTATCCAGAAGCCTTGTAAAGCCTGTAAGCGCATCCGTGTAGCGGTCAAAGTTGCCATTTAAAATAATACCGCTAGGCAACTCCGGGATAACAAACATTCCATCAAAAGCGTTTCCTAATACCTGTCTTAAAATATCGTGTGCATCTCCATTTACTTTCAAATAATCCTGCCCCTCAGGAGGACATACAATAAACTGTTTCAGAAATCCACGGAAGGTATTTCCTTTCCATGTTTCCTCTACACCACTCGTCCAACTGTCTTTTTCTTCCAGTAATACACCATATTCTGTTCCGGGACAGATAAGGTACATTCCATAATTCAGATATCTTTTTTCTGCTATAATTTCCGCATCGTTCGTATCTCCGATATCCAAATCCACAGACACACTTTCCAGTAGTGAGCCTAATTCCATTTTTTCTGCATCACACACTATAAACTGCATTTTGGTTCGCTCCTTTCATCAAATAGTGTAATGTCTATCCCAAATCCTCCTGACCATTGAAATACATTTAATCCCGGTGGAATTTTTTGAAAAACAGAATAATCTTTCTGTCTTGCATTGTAACAATCTACTACTTCTCCCAGTCTTCCAATCTTCTTAACAGTACCCTTTTTACTGTCTATTACAAGACGTTCGCCCTCGTATACGGTAGTTTCCACCCGGTAAGGATGCCCGGCTATACTCACCTGCGGGCTCTCTACAAATCCGTAGATTGTCATAATAAAGTTCGAGTCTGTAAAAGATTGATTTCCCAGTATTTTTTCTCCTCGGACCGGGGCAAAATCGAAGGGAAATTCCAGGAACATGATGCCTGTTTCTAAGTCCGTGTATTTTACTGCTTCTGGTGGTTCTGCAAGGTACTGGTATGTGGTTTCTTTAATCCAGAAAGGATAATCTGTAATTAAGGTATATTCATAAGAGCGTATCACTCCATTACCCCTCTTACTTTTCTTACAGGATTTAATAAAACAGCGCATATAATAGTCGTTAATATAGATTTTCCCTGCAACATCATTATAGATATCTTTTTCAAAGACTGCATTTAACTTGTTACACAATTCTTGTGTAGTTTCTTTAGAGCTGCTTATAATATCTATATTTAATTTTCTTTCTGTAATTTCTTTTACAAATCCAGCAATCTTTCCATTGCTTTCTATTTCCACATTGTCGTAATCCGTTAAATCCGACACAAGGACCTTGTATGGCTCTTTATTTAAAATAACTTCCACTCCTTCGCTATTCACATATCTTATTATCATGCCAATACAATCCCTCCATCCCTTAAGCCTCTTCTTAATTCTCTATTATTCAGAGTAATCGGCTTTTTATTTGCTTTATTTAAAGCTCTAAGCATAGCGGACTCTACTTTTTCATAATTCGTAGTTTCCCCGGTATAATTATTTGTTACGCTTTTTACAATTTGACTTGCAGTAGGTGCACTACCTTTTCTAAAGATATTGTCTGCTTCGGCTTGTAGCTTACCTATTGTGGTTTCAAGTCCTTTCTGCATATCGGCGTCAGGAATATTCTTTTCAAATCCTATCCCCATACCAAGAGCCATCATTTTTCCGACTTCATCACGCATAACTCTTGAAGGAGAATGGATACCAAGAGCTTTTTTAATACCTCCAAGTACAGAATTAGCAAATCCCATAACTTTGTCTGTAATCCAACCAACCATACTGGAAATTCCATTCCAAAGTCCAGTCACAATATCTTTTCCTATACTCACTACTTTTCCTGGTATAGATTTAATTGCGCTTAATACAGCATTTCCTACGGCAATAGCGGCATTTTTAGCGGTACCTATCATAGAACGAATTGCATTGCCAAAACCACTTATAGCAGTTTTACCGATATTAGAAAGTGTGGACGGAAGATTTACTATTGCATTTTTCACTGCGTCATAAACACTTTTTCCTGCGTTTTTAACAGCGCCAATCATGCTGCTTATTCCGTTCTTAAAAAACGTGATAATGTTCTTACCCAACGATAACCAGTTAAATGCCATAATAACATCTACAATAGCACTCACAATCTTAGGCGCATTGGCAATTAAATCAGGAATTGCACTTATAATACCTTTGATAAGTTCCCATAACAATTCAAAACCTTTTGCTAAAATCGTAGGAAAATTGTCATTTATTACATTTGCAAAAGTAGAAATAATTGTCGGCACTTTTGCAATCAGAATAGGAATAGCTTGTACAATGCCTTCGACCAATTTACCAAGTAAATCGAAGCCTTTTTGTATTAATATCGGTGCAGCTTCTGCAATCTTGCCCCCTATCCCCTGTATAAAATCCAAAACTTTAGGCAATGCTGTGGGGATAGCGGAAACAAAGCCAGATATTACATTGTCTAGGAGTTCATATCCTTTCTGTACTAAAATCGGAATATTAGAAACAATCGCATCTGCTGTAAATTGTATTAAATTTAAAGCTACAGGAAGAATACTCGGAAATGAGTCGGTCATCCCAGAAATTAAGGACATTATTATGTTTTTTCCAGACTCTACCATCTGTTTTACATTGTCCTCAGAAAACGCCTGTACAATATTATCCTGTACTAACTGCTTCACTTCAGGAAGTGTTTCCAAGAGTCTAGGGACTATTTCAGATAATCCTTTTATAACATTTTTGCCCGCCGTAACCATTGTTTCAGCAAGCTCTTTTGGAGAACCTGTTCCATTTAAGAAATTATCGAAAGCCCCTTTCATGGAAGAAATAGAACCGGATATCGTTTCAGAAGCTTCTTTTGATGTAGTTCCGGCAATACCCATGTGCTTTTGCATTACACTAATTGCGTTTACGATATTTCCGAAAGATAGACTACTTCCATCCACAGAAACACCCAATTCCTTTTGTACATCCGTCATTTTTGATGCATCCTGAACTAAGCGCTGCATTTCTTCTTTTGTTCCACCATACCCAAGTTTTAAGTTATCGAGCATAGTGTAATTCTGTTTTGCAAACCCCTGATATGCGTTCTGGATAAGCCCCATAGATGTTCCCATCTTATTTGCATTATCAGACATATCTATAATTGCTCTGTCTGCGTAGTCAGCAGCCTTTTTGGTGTCACCGCCAAGAGATTGCAATAATGAAGCCGAGAAACTTGTAACAGTTTCCATGTAAGCGTTTGCAGAAAGACCAGCCGTTTTGTAAGCCTTTTTCGCATTATCAACCACGCTCTGAGAACTGTCTTTGAATAGCGTTTCTACACCGCCTATATTCTGCTCTAGGCTTGCGTAGGAGTCTAAGGCTTTTTTAGTCATCACTCCAAATGCTGTAGCTACTCCTGCAACTGCTCCGCCAACCACGGTAAGCCCCGTCTTTGCAACACCTCCAAGTTTTTTTACTCCAGCACTAAAACCTTTCTCCAAAATTTCTGTATTAAATTTTAACGTACCGTCATAACCCATCCTATCCCTCCTTTCTTCTTTTTTTTTTATTACTGCGCAAACATATCTCCAATTTCATAGTCCGTTAGTTCTGCATCTGGAAGCTGGATAATACTCTGTATTTTTCGTATTCTTTTTCGCTCTTCTTTGTCCTGTATTGATCCAGTATCAATAGAGCGATACATCATTCTTTGTTTAATCTCCGCTTTTTCAGAAAGACCATCAAATAACGCTTTAAATTTCCACCAATGCAGATATTTAATTTCGCATAAATCAATTTGATATTCTCTTAAAAAATCAGATAAAATGTATGGAAAATCTATCGAGTAAGAAAAAAGTGGCTTACCCTTTACAGGTTCACCACTCTCATTATCTTCCTTGCTATTTTCGCTTTTTATTCGGATAAATAAGCATAATTCTTCTATTGCTTCTTCTAAATCAGGGACATCATCTATAAAATACTGCTTTAGTGCATAAAGTTTATCTATTTCTGATAATTCATTATCTTTTAGCATATCAAGCAATTTTATGTATTCCCGAAAATCTGTAACAATACGGATTTTTTTTCCAGTTACTTCTATGCTGTCTGGAAACTTCTCGTAGAACAAATTCATAAAATCACTTCTTTACTTTGTACTTCGCAAATCGACTGCTGCGTTTTTTGTTTATTTCATTTACCTGCTTCTGACAGTAAGAAATAAAAGAATCATAGCACTCTTCGCAAATCCCTGTATTCATTTTCCCTCCAAAAAGTTTCTGTGCTGTTCCTTCTCCAAACAATTCATCAAACAATTCCCAAAACATTTTACAATAAGATTTTGAAATATCTGACAATTTACCTGTTTTAACAAGTTTTTTTTCCTTTTCCTCCAAATGCTGAAAGGCATTCTCATAACGTTCCTGAAACCCAACATCTTCCATGTCAATTTCCAGTTCTACATCATTCCATTTCCACAGACTCATTATTTATTACCTCACTTTCTCACCCTGCGTCATAAGCTCCCGTTGCAAATGTTGCTTTTTTGAAATCTGTTCCAGAAAAAGTCACATTACCAATTTCGATTTCAGAAACAGCTTTTAATGTTCCGTTGTAAATCAATGCATCGTTTCCATCTCCGTCTGAGTCTGGAATTACTGCATAAGTACGTTTTGTTGCATGATATTTTTCACCAGCGGAAGATTTTTTAAATAAATCCACCACTACAACATCAACATGAGTGCTATTTCCAGTCAGTTCTCCATCATGAATTTTTGCGATTTTCTCATGTACCGGATTATTGGAATATCGGTCAAAAGAATATTCGATAGATGGAGCATACCCAACAACATCAGAAGTCTCTGTATCCATATCTACATACTGTCTGGAATACTCCTTCGGGTTCTTTGAGTTTGTCATAGAAGTAAACCCTGTCATTCTCTCAAAAGACGCTGGTCCTTCTGAAGCAGCCGTATCCATGTAAGCAACTCTCTGAGAGCGTTTTACTAAAACTTCTTTTGCTTCTGCCATAATTTAAACCTCCTGTCTATAAATCAAGCGGCACTCTATACGGTATCTGGCTTTTTTTTCGTCCACATCATATAGATAGCCGCTGTTTAATGTTTCTACTTTAATCGGGATTTTTTTCTCTCCCAATTCTGGCAGTATTCCTGCCATATCTTGTGTTTCTAACCATTCTTCAAAAGACTGGTAAAATCCGCTGTTTTCAATGTTAATTCTTGCGTCCTGGTCATATTCTTCGCGACTGGTAAAAGCAAATTGAAACTGCTTTTTCGCCCCGCCGTCTGTGTATTTCTGTATAATCGGGTCGCAAGGAAGTGGGTCTATAGAATATTCCATTCCAGACCCTAAGTAATCCACATTCACCCTCCAGTCAGAAAGAAAAGGACAAGTAAGAATATAATCCCGGATGCTATTAATGAGATTTGACATACTGTGCAGCTCCTTTCAAAATCGAGTCTTTATGCCGGTTCTTCATCCGTTCAAACCAATATGATTTTTCTTTGTGCTCGTAATACTGTTTCCTTGCATAAGGCGCTATCTGGTTTATCTCCCCACTACCTATCACAGTTCCGAGTGTAGCCGATTTAATCAGTACACCTGTCCGTCTAGGAGTTTCAGGAGCCATTCGTCTTATGCACTCAGAGTCTACAAATTCTTGTGCGTTAGCAAATCCCTTTTCTTTATCCGGCTTAAACTCAGGGTTCCATTCTAACCTCGCTGTAGTTCTTCCGCCTTGCGAGGCTTGTGTATATATTACCCCTCTAGGTGTTTCAATCTTGAATTGCTTCTTACCTTTTGCCATTACACGCCAACCACCTTTATATGGGGATTATCTCCAAAAGCATTGTAATTCACAGATGTTACACGCACTTTCTCTACATTTTCCAAGTCTTTTACTGTTTCCATTTTTATATTGCAATTTCCTCTTACAATATAATCATCTTTCTTAATAACAGCGTCTGTACCCGGTATTCGAATTGTGTAAACATCTGCGTTAATCCTTCCTTCTGCCGTAAGTGTGGATTTTTCTTCTTTAAACCACCACACTTTAGGAATGTATATTTTCTTCCACTCATCACGTTTGAGAGCCTTACTATAATTTCTATTATAGATTGTAACACCTGTATTTGTAAGCATATTACACCCCCAAGTACAGCAAACCTGTATTTTCCAAACACACCTTCGCAATGCGGAATAATTTCTTTTCAAGGATAGTATTCTTGCCTTCTCCATCTGCTCTTTCTGTAACATAAGAGACGGAATATCCGTCAATATTTTCTGACTTCTTTTCCGTCCCATTATCTTTAAACATAAGCAGATAGATAGCTTCGCACATTTCGCAAAGGCAATTCAGTATCTTGTCAGCATTTTCAGTGTCGTCTTTCGCTCGTCCAAAAGTAAAGTGTTCCAAGTATGTATTAGCAAGCCCGGAAACTCTTTTAAATTTCTCTATTGGAATTTCCGTACCACCGAACTGTGACATATAATACTCATACCTTACTTCCATAAGTTACTCCTTATTCTGCCACTGTGTGCACGTAGATACCATCTTTCTTGTTGTCGTATGCTTCTACGATACCAACAGTTCTGTATCCGAATTTCCAAGCATCTGCGTCCTGATTTGCTTCTGGAGTAATAATTTTTGTAACTGTATGCTTCTGGTACTGGATAGCAGACTGTTTGTCTACAATCATAAAGTTAATTGCTTTGCCTGCTGCATTTTTCTCAAATCCACCTTCGCCATTGGCATTCAGGTCAATTTTGGAATAAAATCTTCCCTCCGGCACTTTGACGATACCGGCAAAACCTTCGATTGCTTTTTTAGATGCTGTTGTGTCCAAATCCTCAATCATTCCAAGTACTGTCGGATTGATAAACAGATAGCAAGTTGCAAGATTCGCTTCTGCATTTTCAATCTTACTTCTTGCTGTTCTAAGAGCTGCTAAAGCTGTTTTTCCTGTATCAAGAGCTGCTGCCACTGTTGTTACACCAGAAACAGATGCATATCCCGCAAGTCTGTAAGCATCCAACTCAGGTACTACCTTTGTGCGAAGAAATTCCCCAGACAATCGTCCGAATGCCACACCTGCAGTTTCGATATCATCCATGGCGTCAATAGCAAACATACGACCACGGTCATATCCGCATTTTTTTGTTTCGTAATCGAGAGTGACATCGCCGGCAACATAACCTGTCTGCTTATTGTAGTTTGCAAGTCCCTGCATAGTCATTTTAGGGATTAAAATTTCATTTGCATTTGCCCCTTCTCTTACAAGCTCATTTGCTCCATCCAGAACTGCTGTAAGAGAAGACAGTTTATAAACTTCATCAAGCATAGTAGAATATGCTTTTCTCAATGTAATTGTATTCGCCATATCTTTTTACCTCGTTCTTTTAAAAATTATTTATTATTTGCTGCCGGAAGCCCCATAGCTACCCTGATTGCAGACATATTATCTCCGCCCGTATCAGCACTGCTACCAGTTGCTCCTACCGGGTTTTTAAATGGTTCATCAGAACCAAATAAATAAGCATCAGACTCCTTTACGGTTTCCAATGCTTTCTTAATATCCTCAGACTGGTTTTTTGATGCTTTCAGGGCATCCATATCAAGCATGGCCATAACTGCTTTCTCATTTCTTCCGCCGGCTGTCTTGATAGCTTCTTTGATTGTATCAGAGAAGATTCGGTCTGCTTCTTTGGCAGCATATTCCGCATCTTTGTCTTTTAACTGCTGTGTGAGTTTATCAATCTCTCCCTGCATAGCTGTTGGGTCTACGTCCTTGAATTTCTCCAAAGACTCTGTTGCTGTTGCAAGCTGGTCTTTGAAATTATCACGTTCTCCCTCTGCTTTGGTAGTCTTTGCCTTTTCAGCAGCAATATCTTTCCCATTCTCAGCCATAATCTTGTCAATAACATCCTGTTCCAATCCAAGCCCTTTTAAAAATTCTGTTTTCATGTTGTTTCTCCTTTCGTATTAGGTTATTTAAGGCGTGTAACCATCCGCCACGAATTGACTATTTAAGGTCTAATCAACCGACCAAACTGCATAAAAATAAGACGCTTCACCCTGCGTCTCAATGGGAGATAATTGGATCACCGCCTTTCTACAAATAACCGCTTACCATCAAAGCAAACCACATCACCGATTTTGGCTGTCTGGTCATTCACTCTCACCCCTTTCAACACTTCTGCTCCGTCACGGATGCCGTACAGAAATTTTACTGTTTTATAGTTTATGCGGTCTGCCAGCCAGTTAGGTGCTAACATATCCGCATCTTTGGTTATTTTATATTTTTTCATTCTTCATAAATCACATCCAACCCATAAGCAACCGCTGCATCATGTTCAATCTTGCATCCCCTTGCATTCTCCCAACCTTTGCAAAAATATGCTGCATGGCATAAACTCATATTTTCCAGAGATTTCGCAAGGAAACATAACGGAATTTGCACAACCCCACGTTCTTTCATACTTTCATTGCTATACCACTCGTCCGTAAACAAAGTATTTACAATTTCATACCCTTTTTCTTGCAACACCTTAATTGCCTTTTCTCTGGTTGCGATAATCTCCTCATCTGTTTTTCCTACCATTGGCTGAGATAACATTGCTTTCATCATAGTTTTTTTACCTTTCCTTTCTTATTTTCTTATTCTAGGTGCAATTCTTCCACGCATATCATAGTAGATACGTTCTCTTTCTTGTTTTAAGCCCATTCTTCCACAAAATCTTGCATATTCTCCAAGTTGCCCCTGATATTTAATTCTAGCAATCATTACATCCTCTGGACTTGCACCGCCTTGTTTCAGTAGCACTACCTTTTCTCTCTGTGCCCTCATAGCAGTTTCCATTTTTCTCTGCTGCTGTTTGGCTTCGTATAAGGTGTATTCCTTGCCGTTAAAGGTCTTAGGTAAGCTTTCCTTGCGGTTTTGCTCTATGAGCCATTTATCTGACCAATTACGCTCTGAAATACCTTTTACGAAGGGATAATACTCATGGTAACAGTTCCAGCCAAGTAGCCCGGGACCAGTACCAAGTCCGCATACAGTAACCAACTCTTTCTTGCTCCAAACCTTACCTTGCCAAACCGCATGAGAAGGGCGTGCCCCAGAATGCCATGCAACCTCGAAATATTCCGTTCCAAGCTTTTCTGCATTCATATCGGATATTTTCCCGGTAAGTTGCGAAATACCTGTCATGACCGCCCTTCTGGCAGCCACATCTACTCGATTATGCCATCCAGATGCGTAGTCTATAGTACGGAGTCCGCTATTTGTAAGCTGGGTAACTACTTTGCGTATCATTGTGTTGTAATCAAATGTGCCATACACCACCCCCATGATTGCCTTATCCAAATAATTTTGATAAATATCTGCAAGTGGCGTCATTACAAGCTTTCCGTTCCCATAATCCACATAAAATCCCATAGACTGTGTAATATTCCTAAGTTCATCATTGCTTTGCTGGATAAGTCCTTCTGTAAGCTGCTGCAATTCCTTATTTTCTTCGTAGGGAATGAATTCAGCGTTTACTTGCTCGTATATGTCTTTGTTCCGGACATATTCCCAATCAATTACCTTGTCGTATAGTTCAAATACTTCTGGATAAGACAGATTCAGGGTTCTCTTTATCATTTTTTCAATGTCTTCTGAAGAATACCCGATAATCTTAAGCCTGTTAATCTGCCAGTCTGCTGTGCTTGTAATCTTACCGGCTTTTTTAATCCGCCGCACAATGTCTTCCAGAATCATCTGCTCCAAATCAAGGTAATGCTTCTCAATTTGGCTGGATAATTGCTTTTTGTAGCCCTCTCTCAATCAACCCACCTACTCCATAATTTGGTTTTGCTCCGGCAGCATCTTCTTTGCCGTTTCCTCATCCTCATTATACCACTTCATCCGATATTCTAAATGTGACATAACTCCCATGCTCACATCCTGTCTGTCCTGCTGCCGTTCTGTTTCCTCATCGGTCAGAATGGAATCATTGAACTTACAAGAGAATTCATAGCCGGAATTTAACATGCTGTTGTAGAATGCAAGCCCGGCAACAAAGTCCTCCAGACAATCATACAGGTTGTTCTGGATTGCTGTTACTCTGTTGTATTTCCTGTTCTTAGATGCCTTGATTTCCGTAGCTGTTTTTGCCACTTCCTGTGCATTCGATAAATCCCCGTAAGCAAGCCCTACAGAAAATTCAATTTCTCGCTTATACTCTTCTAATCCACGCTTAAATGATTCATCTCGCATCTCTGGGGAATATTCTTTTAAAAGTTCCTGGTCTTTTCCAGCTTCTAAATTCATTCCCCTGTACAAGCGTTTGTTTAGTTTCGACATTCCAAATCTTCCAGTAGATTTATCTTGCTTTAATGCTCTATTATCTACGTGTATAGCACGCTCGCCAGACTCATATTCCCAGTCAAGACGCGCCCCTTGAATATCAGCTTTTTTAATCATATCCGTTGCAGAGTCAAAAATTGATACTCCACAAGCAGAACCATCTATTTTATTTTTAATCGGATTTCGATAAAACCCGAAATCCATCCGGTTCATGCCAGGATAGGTAATTGGTCCCGGCTCGATACTTTCCCACTCTTCCACTGCTTCTAAGCTACAAGGAAGACCGATATCGTTTTCTGTCTGAGAATGGAAACACTTGTTTTCGATAGTCAGATTTCCATTTACAAAATAGTGTCTTTCAATTCTTGTGAAATAATCTGCGTCTCCAACTTTTTTCACGGTCAAGAATGCGATATCATTCGGCTTTCCGTCATCTCCGAAACTGATAGGAATAATCTTATCCGCAGAAACAAATTCAGTAGCAGTTCCGCCAAGTGGTTTTAACACAAAAGAACCAAGCGCAAGTCCTTCCTGAAGGTTTTCATTTAAACTTGCAATATTTTTCTGGTATATCTTATCCAACCGCTCATTACTCACACTTGTTTCCATTTCTACCAGTGCGCAGTCTGCAAATTCTCTGCAAATACCTTCCTCTATGCCAAGGGAAGTAATGTAATCCGTAATCCAATCCGCTTCCCCGTTCAGCATTCTTTTCCAGTTATTTATTGCATCAATCATTTTGTCAGACAGTGCAATATCTTTCCCTATAACCTGTTTTAATGTCATATATCCAAACATTTTCACTATCCCTTTCCAAAATCTTCTAATTCCACTAAACATCCTCCACCTCTTCGATTAGATATTTCATATCGCGTTCAATCGTGTACTCAAATGCGTCCAGGCTATCAATATCTGTACTGCCATCATCCAAGCGTTCATCTTTTCCAACAACCTCTTTATTCCAGACCGCATCCGAAAAGGCATTCTGTAGTGACTCACAGTCTTTTGTAATAAAAAACCGCCCAGCCCCCATGAGCTTGACGGTACATCTAATCCTGTCGTTAATTGCTTTCTTTTTGGCTGGTTTAACAGAAATCCAAGGAAATTCGTTCTCTACAGCATTTCGAATGGAGTTACCTAATACAGTTTCCGCATTATCCCAAAACACTGACTCTACATTGCAATACTCTATATAGTTTCCATGCTTCACGCAAATTGCATAGTCGTTTATTGTTTCCTGCACAAATTCGCAAAACAGTTTATTCAGTCTATTGCTATCTATATCTTCATTTTCATCTTTCGCTATAATTCTGCGGGATTTTAATGCAATTACATCTTTGTAATTATCTGTATACCCTCTCGCAATAAATGAATGTCCTGACTGATTTCCACCGAAGTCTAAACCGATTTCGACAGATACAATATCTTCTTTTCGGAACTGTTTACACTCTGAATCAGAATGGAAGGCATCTACAATTTCACACTGAAATACTTCTGGATTATCCGCAAACTTTTTATAGATTGCTCCATCTGCACGTTTCCATAAGCCTAATATAAGACGGTCATAATAAATCGTGCCCTCATATTCCTTACAAAGCTGCTTTACATATTCTTCTGGCAGGAATGGGTTATCAAAAATGGTATAGTGCTGCAGGTAAATATCTAACTCCTTATTGTCAATGAATTCTTTCAGCCAGTGTGTCGGATGCTCCGGGTTGCAAGCTCCATCAAAACACGAATACGACTTATCGAGACGAGATTTCAACATCTGGAAAACTTCCTTGTTCCACTTCGCTATTTCGTCCCCGTAACAATATTTAATTGATGAACCCTGTATCTTAGCTACCTGACTGACTTTTTCAGCACCGAGGCAATAAACCTCTTCTCCGAACAAATAAGCTGTATTTCGGTTATTTATCGTTCCTACACGCTTATCTGTGTAAATCTCCCGAAGTGGTTGCAATACATTTCGTTCAATCGTGTCCCTTGATACTCCTAAGATAACAGCAAGTCCCGGTTTCCCAAGTCTCTCGATAATTCTAAGCGGGATAACAGCAGCAGTATCTACAAAGGATTTCCCGGAACGAACCGCACCGGATTTAATATTCCATCTGTGAGTAGCTTTTTCTGTATATTCAATTTGCTTGTCACTTAGCTTTACCATGTTGCTTCATCCCCTCAACAAACTGTTTCACCATATCATTGTCCTCTGCCGTGTTATCTAACCTCTCTTGCTTGTCTCTCCAATCTTTCGGCTTTCTATTCTTCAGCCAGAATATTTGCGCTGTCGTATCTGGAACTACTTGCTTCTTTGTAATTGTTCTCTCTGACAGCTCTCCAAATTCGTACTTTTCCTTTATTTCTTCATATTCATATCCCAGTGCTCTTTTTAACAGTGCATTTTCCACTTGCCTGTCTACAATCTCTTTCCCTTTTTTTAAGGAGTCCAGAATGTCCGGGTATTTATCTTTCCAAGAGTTTAATGTGCTCCTAGATACTCCCATATTACCTGCAATCTGTTCATCTGTAAGTCCATCCCTCGCCCAGCCTTCTATCAGCAATAGCCCTTCCTGCTCAAGCCATTTTTCATACTTAGCCATTTCCATCGCTCCAATTTTCAAAGCATTTTTGATAGAAATTATATAATTCCTCATCTTTTTCAAAGCTGAACTGTTCTATCTTCGGATTCGTGTTAAGATTGCTGGATGTTTCTAGGACATATTTCCCTTTATCTGTATCGAATAGTATAATTTTTGAATGATTGTTTACTGTGCAATATCGGAAACCGTTATCATTGCACACTTTTTCAAAATTTTCATAATATCCGTACTTTTTAATTGCTTCGCTATCGTTTTTCATTAGTGTTCCAACAGCAAAGCAACAGTTTTTTATAATTCCTTTTTTATGTAGTGCATCTATAACCTGTAATTCTTTCTTGCCTATTCGAAAAGAGGAAGCATACAGGTTATTGATTTTGGTCATCTCTGCAACTAACATAATGAAACTTATTGTAGAAAATCCACCGTCTGAAATAAATTTATACACGCAATCTTCCGGCAACTCTGGCATAAGTTCTTTTAATTCCATTTTTGCTCTTATGATATTAAACTTTTTCCGTTTTTGTTTTAATCTCATACCTTCTCTCCTTTCTTTTTATTAAAAAAGCACCTGTTTCCAGATGCTTAGTTGTTACCACATATCAATATCTTCATGATCTTCCCCGTCGTAATGATTGTAATAGTGATATCCGTCTTCTATACGCCTTCCGCATTTTACACAGACATCCCAATATCCCCAGTCGTCCTCATATCCTGATGTAATACATGGGCGACCTTTGCATTTGCAATATTTTTCTTTTTCATTATCCATTTTTATCCTCCGAATACTCTTTTTGTTTATTATACAGCAAAACACCCTGTATTTCTACAGAGTGTTTTTAAAGAGTATATCGCAAGGGAGAAGACGGTCTTCGCAAGTCTCTCTATAAGAGCCACCTTGCTGCCGCTATAATATTTCAAAATAAGGAAGATTGTTCTTTGGCTTTTCTTATTTTTGCCAATATCATAATATCACGGATAGTCGGTCAATTTGTACTCCAATTTCATTTTATTTAAAATCGAAAAGAATTTTCTTCTTGTTCCGTAAAAATCATTTTTACACATCGGTATTTTCCCTTGCTCGTTATCATACTCTATAAATTCATACGATAGCCCCAGTGTTACAGACTTTACTATGTATCTCCATATCTCAGGATTTGTTCTTATAGCAGCTTCCTCTATCATGGCACAATCTTTCATGTAGATTACATTATCCATGGCCTGTCTTTCTGTCTGGCTCCCTGTGTTATGTGCTTTTGGTTGTCCGTCATATTGTGCAGCCGAAATCCCGTACTTGATTTTGCTTTTCTTTTCTTCGTATTGCAGGCAAAAGGCTTTCAATTCTGCATATCTGTTCTTTGATATCCCGTAGTCCTCCCATGTCATATCACGTAGTCTTTTCTGCAATGGACTCACCTCCTGTATTTTCTTCCTGTCTCCTTGTCCCTGATTACAAGCACTTCCACCCCTGATTTCCCTGCTGCCAGATTAAGCTTATCGAATATACTCTGTATGTATTTCGGCATCTTATCTGCATTATGTATAGCTTTCTCTGCTGTCGGGTCTCTATAACCTTCTTTATTCATTCTACCCCTCCTTAATGTCCTGCCAGAAATGTACTTAACATGCGCTCTTTCCACTCTACTTGCCCTTCACTCCACTTATCGCAAGTATCTTCATCTTCCACTAAAATTCCTTTTCTATCACACAAGCCATCATCATTATAGATGCAGTTTTTGCAGTTATTCATTTTCTTTTCCTCCTTTGTATGGCTCTGGGAGTGGCTGCCATGCTACTATTTCTTTATCTTTAGCTTTTATAAATTCGTCATGTTTTTCACTGTAAATATACCATTCCTTATCTCTAACTCTGTAAAATCCCCACTTAACTGCTCCGTATGATGTTGCCACATTCAGCATTGGATAATATCTTTCATTTTCTTTTTCCGGCAATTTCTCTTCTACCGAAATCCAACCATCATTGATAATAATACTTGTATCCTTACATAAGTCTAAATACTTCTTAAATATCTTATCTAACTCTTCGTCAAATCCTTCTATACAATATTTTTCAAAAAGATAATCTTCCATTTCTCTGTTTATTGCTGCAACATTGCTAACATTTATATTAGAAACATCATCTATATGTGAACGTATAATATTCATCGCTCTTGCAATTCCTTCACATTGTTTTCTACCTACTTCTTTGTTTGTCATTATTTCATGTTCTATCTCTTCCAAAATCTTCTCTAGTACGTTCATGTTATCCCTCTTTTCTTGATATCCTGTTAAATTCCTCTCTAAATCTTTCAACAACCCACGTTTTTTCATAGTCATGTTCATCTGCAAATTCTTGAATATCTTGCATCACATGTTCTGCAAGGCTTTTCATTTCCTTTACAGCTTGGTTATAAATGATATCATCAGACATATTTTACTCCTCCAAATCTCCCTTGATTAACCTGTTGTACGTCCAATCAAGTAGCATTAGTAAATCATCTTTTGTAGCCCCATTATGTATTATAAGAGACAATTCATTTTCTATAATTTTTAATTTCTCTTTATCTGTTAAATCACAAAATGCTTGTCTATTATATTTCATCACATCGCCTCCAATAATTCCGGATTATCAAAAATATTTCCGATTACAACAATTTCTTCACAGCATCCGAGATACTCAAAATTACATCCATAGTTTTCTTTTCCATTTGTTCCTTTAAAATCAAGTTCTGTTTTATCCCAAACAACAACATATATATATATTGTTCCGTCATATACCATTTCACAAATATCATATTCCCAAATCTTCTGACCGTTCTTATCGGTAAGTCCTGTGTATTGGCAGAGGGTGTCCGGGTCAACTGGGACTCTAACGCTCATACCATTTTTTTCGTATCTAATTGACATCCCTATAGGTTCATGTATAGCATCTCCTTTCACCCATTTTCCATTATCTTTTCTCTTTGCTTTAAAAAGAATTTCACGCATTTATTCCGCTCTCCTGTCTTTCATTTGCACAAATATTTAGCTGCACAATGCCCTGACCACATTACGAGCCCTATTAACAGATACATCCCTAAATCTTTATAGCTCCCTATTGTTTCGCAGTACATTTTTACAAGCATGATATAGATTATAAGTGTCATTTATTTCACTCTCCTATTCCTTTAACTCATAAATGAATAACATCATAAATACGTTCACAAGTGTGCCACACAAGATAATCTCCTTTAAATCATTTGAAAAACACATGACACAAAAAAATATACACATTGCTACAGCATCAACAATAACTTTACCAATATTCTTCATCTATTTTACTCTCCTATTCCATGCTTCGATAGCATTTTCTAATTCGTCATAATTTGGTGAATGCATCTCACATTTTGTGCATTCCACTCTGTACTTGCTAACATAATCAAACGATTGGTATATTTTGGCTTCTCCACCACAAAACGGGCATTTCTTTAGTTCTTCCATATTTTTTTCACCTTTCCGAGTCTAATTCAACTCATTTATTCAGACCAATCTAATTTCTGCCCACAATCGCAAACTATCGTTCCATCATCAATAATTTCTTTACAGTTTGGACATCTACCAACAAAACCCACAGCCATCACCCCATCCTGTACCATACTTACGTCTGCCACTTTTACCGATATCTGCCTTTCCAGTGCTGCAACCGCTAAGTCATAGTATTCAATTGTTTCATCAAGTGTTTCATTATAAAGTGGTTGTCCATATTCGTCCCAATCCTTTTGCGCTTCTAATGTTGCGATTTGTCTTTGCAAAAATTCTATTGCTTCTCTAACTTTCTTCTCGTCCATATTCTACCCTCATTCTTCTTTCTTTCAAAATGTTCTGACATCCACATTTTTCACAATCAACTGCATCTGAATACATTTCTCCTTTCGTAATGAAATTTACTGTTTTGACCAAATATATTTTATCTTTGTTTAAATCTAGTAGTGTTCCGCACACATCACATTTCTTCTCATTCATCTTCCCACACCTCTCTTTCTATCTCCTTATTCGTAAGCTTTTCCAAATTTCCACCGCAGAAGAAAACTCCTCCTGCTGGTGTAATCTGGATACACTCCATAATGCTTTCTGTTTTCTTTCCGTCTACTGTGCGTCTACGGATGTATTTCTGTTTAGGGATTAAATTAGATTTCTTCATGTGTCCTCCTAAGCAAACTTTAATTGATACGAATTTTTATTTATCTTCATGTTTGGCACACGCTCTCCCACCTTTAAATATGGGCAATTTTCTTCTACTAACGCTTTAGCCATTACCGGAACCACGCTATTTCCTATCCTGGCTACCTGTTCCTTAATTGGATATCTTTTTCCTTCTATGTCTTTGTCAATAATATAATCATCCGGAAAGCCCTGCATCCGTTTTAACTCTTCCGGCTTTAACATCCGAAGAAAAATATCTTTGATGACGTATTTTTCTCCTGCGATATCAATAATTACATTTACTAGACCAAACCTGTCTTTTGTGGTGATGGTTGCAAGTGGTTCTTTTAATTCCTGACCGCATCCAGAGCCATAATACTTAATAAGAAAAGCAGATACTAAGCCAAAATGTCCCGGTGACGTAGTGATGGTGTGCAACGGCTCATCACACCCCTGCCCGATTCCGGTCTTGTAATATTTTGTAATAAACGCTGTTACTAAACCATATCTATTGCTTGTATCTATGGTTTTTATTGGTTCCGAAAGCAACTGTCCTCTGGACTCTCCTTCTTTTTGCTCCCCATGATACTGTATTAAGAAAGTCAAGGCTTCTTTGTTTTTTACTATGTAAGGCTCTGGATTTTCAATAATATATTTTCTTATCCCATTTGCAATTCTTTTCTGTGTAGCTTCTGCAAGAGGTCCGATCTTATCGAAAATGGATTTTCCAAGGTCTGACCAATCAATAAGTTCTCCACACTGCTTCCATTTTGGTTCTGAATTTTTAAAATGTGTCTGTTCTGGCCAGATAATATCCTTTCCATCTCTACGGAAAATCGCATACCATCGTTTTCTTGTCGTAGGCGCTCCATAATCTGCTGCCACCAGTTCCCGGCTATCAAACATATAACCAAGGCTTTTCATTGCTGAAATAATCCTCTCCTTGTCGTTCCTTAATCGGATGCCCTTTTTCGTCTAAAGGACCCCACTGTTGTATTTCTTCCACATTTTCCATAATTATTACCTCTGGGAGAATTTGCTTTGCATGTTTATATACTGCCCACGGAAGGATACGAAGCCCTCTCTTACGTGGCTGTCCGCCTTTAGCCTTGCTATGGCTGGTACAATCTGGTGGTGCCCACATCAATGCAACTTTTCTGCCTTTAACATATTTTTGCAAGTCAACTTTAAAAATATCTTCTGTCAGATGAATTGTATTTGGATGGTTTGCTTTGTGCATCCGTATAGCTTCTGGATCGTGGTTTATAGCTATATCTACCTGTCTTCCTAAAGCCATTTCTATTCCAACACTCGCTCCACCGCCACCAGCAAAACAATCTATAATTAAATTATTCTTCATTGCATATTCCTCTATTTTACTATTCTTATAATTCTACTCTTCCCAAAGCTTCCTCTATCCTATTTGTCTGCTCTTTTATGAACTCAAGTACCTGTTTAAGTTCCATATCGCCTTCTGTAATTCGATTATGCAGCTTATCCTTACATACCAGCTCTACCACTTCTTTAATTGTTCCTACATACCCTAAAGTGGTATATGCTGGGCTTCCATCTTTGTTTTTTCTCCCCGTATCTCTTGCAACTGTGTAGCCGTAATTGTTAGAGATAGCGTAGTAATTATCTGTAATGTGCAACATTTTCTATTCCTCCCTAAATCGGTTCTTTGCCCATTGCTTTTCTTAGCTTATTTACTGTGTTCATCCACTCGATTTCGAAGCATACCTGCCACAGTGGTTTTTCTTTGTCTTTCTCTTTTGGTTTCTTAGGTTCTAAGTTATCATAGAACCCATATATCATGCGCCGTACTGTATTTCCGGTACGGTTAAGCTCGAAGGCAATATCTTGTACGCTGTATCCTGCTGTATACAGGTCCTTTGCTTTTATCACTTCTTTTTTTGTTACAGGTATTCTATATGCCATAATTATCCTCCTTAACTAAACGGCAGCTCTTCATCAATTCCATCCGGGATATTCATGAAGCCGTCTGCATCTACGGATACCCCTTGGTTCCCAGACTGCTGTCCTGCTGCCGTATTATCTTGTGCATTGTTATTTCCTGCTGCATTATTTTTGCTCTCAGCAAATTCCTGTTCTTCTACCACAACATCTGTTGTATAAACTTTGTTTCCGTCTCTGTTCGTGTAGCTTCCTGTCTGAATTCTGCCGCTTACTACAATGCGGATACCCTGACGGAAGTATTTTTCGGCAAATTCTGCCGCCTTTCCGAAGGCAACGCAACTAATAAAGTCTGCTGTTGCTTCATTCTCTTTTTTAAAGCGTCGGTCTACGGCTAGTGTATATCTTGCGATTGCCATTGGATTATCTCCGGCCGTGTATTTCACATCAGGGTCTCTGGTTAATCTCCCCATTAAAATTACTTTGTTCATGTTTTTCCTCCTTAAGATGCTGGACGTTCAAATTCTCCATCCAGATAAGATTTTCCAATAATTCTTACAAATTCTTGCCTTGTATGATTCTTTTCAAATTCTTCCTGGCATATTCTTTTTAGTGTCAGGTCTGTTTCCCGGTTATTATGCACCGCCTCTTTGCCAATGCGGTGGTGTATCAGGCATAGGTTTGCTTTAAATCCATAAAATTCACTGTTTTTTCGATTTGAGCTGCCAAAATAAATGTGGTGGTCCTCTACTTGCTTATATCCGTAATCTCCATGCAATACCATGCACAAATAACATTGTTTTTCGCTCTGGTCTTGCAAGATGCTCTTTTGTTTCTTACCTGTTTTTTTCACGTTGTCCCTCCATTTCTCTTAAAATCCAATCTGAATAAGCGTGCTTGCCTATTTCTGCTGTAATCTCATGTTTTTGCACTTCTTTCCACACGGCTTCCCATTCTTCTTTGTTCAGGACAGGTTTCCCGTTTGATATAAAATTATCGGATGCCCATTCTTCCAGTCGGTTCTGCAGCATATTCAAAGCAAACCTATTTTGCCCGTGAATAGTCACCTTGCATGGCTCATGTATTCTTTCCAGTGCTTCTGCTAATGCCCCCAAAAATTCCTGATTATATGTACTTCTATTTTTCCTGTATCCTTCCCTGGTCTTTGTTTCTCCTTGCGGTGTAATGTATTCCAGCACATACCCACATTTTCTCTCAATTTTTTGGAAGGCTGTCTTATCCATCTCTATGTACAGGTTTACTTCTTTCATTTTTTCGCCTTCCTTTCTCCTGTTGCTTAAATCGGATTAAAGTATATCTCCGGTACTTGTATCCAGTTACCGGATTGATGCCCTCTATCATGTTTGCAACGTAATATCCCTTTTTGGGTTTAATTTCTTCTTTCCAGCGTTTTAATTTGTCTACCTTTGGCTCTGGAAGTGGCATATTTCGAGATATGTTGTAGTTTGCTTCTTTAATTCTGGGTTTTTCCGGAGTGCCGTCTTTTTTTAACTCCTGTGTATTTTCGTCTTTGGTAATGTAATTGGCCAACTTTGTAAAATCCTCATCATAGAGTTTTTCGGAAAGACTGATTTCCGTAGTGTAAACCCCGCCCTTTTTCCATGCAGCTTTTAGTATACTTGCTGTATCTCCGATCTCGTTTACTATAAGATGGATATGCCATGCCCCTTTTGTCCCTCTTTCAATATTTCTTATCCAAAAAAGCTCATACCCTCTTTTCTGGTATTCCCTCCTTACTTTTCGGACTGCTTTTTGGAAATCAGATAGGGCTTCATCCATTTCAGAAGGTCTTTTGTTTTTTTCGTATGTCCATGTAGCAAAACAATCTCCGGGACAAAAATACTGCAAGAGCCTCAATCTGGTTCTCCTTGCTTTGTTCATGGCATTATTTTTTTGTATCTCCTCTTTGGTAGGCTTTTTCTTTTTTTGTCTTGCCTTTCCCGGTGCGCCATGGTTTCCATCATGGTTTTCAGTAATATCGAGGATATCTCCGTTCCTTAGTTTTATTGTTTTTCTCTTTACCGCCATAGCCTCTATGTCCTAAGTTTAATATCTTTATCGAGTTGTAAAAGAGAGAAAAGCGCTCTCTCTTCCTTGTCTTTTGCGGTCATATATGCTATACTTTTTCTAGGTTTAAAAGTTTCATATATGACTTGCCCGGAGCGTTTCTCTCCGGGCTTTTCTTTTTTATTTGATTTGTACAAAATTATGTCCCACTGCTCTGGTATGCTTGTACTCTCTTTTTCCCATAAAATTTCCTTTTCCTCCGTGACTCCCATATAATTGGTCTATAAGATTGAAGCTTTCTAAAGTAAGGGATGTTATTCCGTGTCTCTCTTTAATCCGTTCTATCTCGGAAAATACAGGTAAGAGTTCTTTTTCTAATTGTGTAAATTCTCCCATTGCTTTTTTCTCCGTATTCTTGTATAATAGACTCGTTAATTAAATTCCCTAGTCCGCTTTCGGTCGCCGCCGGGCGGACTTTTTTCTTAACAGCATTTCCCATTCTCTCACTTTCTCAATGCTCCAAAACAACATATATGTCACTACGCCTACTCCGAATATCTGTCCCGTTAAAGACATATCCTCTGGAATTTCAAACACTGTATTAAATAACAGCGCTGTTCCTAAGATTGCCTGTGTTAAGCTTTCACTATGCATTCTCTCACCTCCCTTATAAAGTCTGTGTTCCGTAAAATCCCAGTTCTTTTGCTACCTGTTGCG